AGATTGGCACAATTTAATTCCAATAGGGATAATATAATGATTTATTTATGCAGCTTCTTTCGATGCAATCCATTCTTTATATTGATTAGTACGTTTATCGACATTTCCTGTTGGTAGACGAGGTAAGTGTTCTGGATATTCATTAGAAACATTTACTGCAGCTGCAGTATATACTTCAGTAGATGTAACATCGCGGTCTGCTAAAGTTTTTGTAGCAAATCTTTTTCTAAAGTCAGCAAAAGACTCTAAGATATTAATATGAGTATCATTATCAAAAAAGATAACTGTTTCTATACCTCCAGAAGAGGGTACTGCATAGGCGATTTTATTTGTATTCACTAAAATTTCTTCACCAAACTGATTTTTAGACCTTACTACAATCATAAACAAAACTCCATTAAAAAATAATATTATACTATATACTAACAAATAAGTCAAGCAGAAAAAAAAAGCTTGACTAAATAAACTTTATAGAATACACTATGTAAAGTTGGTTCCGAACCCAACGTCACAGCTATACCCTACAATTTATTAGCAAAAAGTGAGATAGCAACTCACCTTACCGGAGAAACCCTTATCTCCAGTAGGTCTGAAAAGATAAAATCTATATGTGACTAGATTATTATCGTACCTGAGACGAGGCAGACACTCTTAATAAGAGTAAAAGTATATATTCGAATACTTTTCGGCAACTGGATAATCGGTGTCGTTATCATTAGTCTAGGGTTGGTCCCTTTGTCTGTTGTTTATGCGTCCTATGTTGATTTTAGCCACAACACTTCTTCAGCCAATCAGAGCATAAATAATCGGCGGACTATCTTTAACAGGATAGTTTCTAGTTGTAATAGTTTTTGTAGCTGACACCCGCACCAGTTGCAGTTTTTCTTTAAAACCTAAGTGTATATATTCATATACATGAACGGGGGGTCAAAGAAAATTCAATCTAAGAAAAACTGGATCTTGATTCCGAAGGAATCGATCGAGCGAAGCGAAGATTATATTAGTATCAAATTAAATGTTCGCTTCGCTCACATTGCTTCGCTAGATTAATGTTGTTAAATAAATGCTTGACGAAAACAAAAATTCAAGTTACAATAAATAAAAATGTAGAAACAAATCTCCCCCTTCGGGAAATTAACCATATGGAATCAGTAATTGATTCTAACAGTAACTTTAAATGAAAATTAATTTATGATTAAGAACGTACATGAAATTCTAGATGAATTTAATCTAGCAGTAAACAAACAACAAAGAGTAGAAATTCTTCAACAGAATAATCTTTATCATTTTAAAGAAGTATTAAAATATACATTTAATCCAAACTATCAATTCTATGTTGAAGATAACTTTCCAACAGATTATATCGAACCAGATACTCTATTGGGTATTAGATATGCTGGAATTGAATCGGAAATCCGTCGAGCCTATTTGTTCGTCAAAGGAGATCCAACTGCTGATTCATTAACAGAAGAAAAACGTAATCTTCTTTTGTTACAATTACTAGAATCTTTTGAGCCTAAAGAGGCTAAGATTTTCTTTAATATGTTACATAAAGACTTGAAGGTTAAAGGCTTAACAGCAGATTTAGTTCGTGAAGTATATCCAGAACTTTTAAATTAAACTTGGTAAACATTACAACAGATGAAAAAGCACAGCAATATTCTTATGGAAGATTATACCGATTTCCAGCCTAGAAAAACCAAACAGATTAAGAAATTCAAAACGAATCAAGTTTCGTTTTCTGAGTTAGAGTATGACGATTTTCAACCAGCAAAGAAGAAAAAGAATGTCAATTTTAAACAGTATTAAAGACGTATATAACAGTATCCCTAAACAAGAACCTGTTAAACAAATTGTAACCCCGATGGATCCAGAATTATTGGGCAAAACTCTGGACCATCTTAACCAACAGCCTCAAATTGCCCCAAATATTACTAGGAAACCAGAAAAATGAACTTAAAAAATCTGATATTCCGTCAACACTATCTGATGGAATTGAGTTACTCATCAAGTAACAAAGCTAAACAAGCTTCAAAAGAGCAAGTAGTAACTTCTAAAACTTTATACCCCGAAGATTTCGCTGAAGCGATGTTCGGTATTTTCACTGAAAAAGATCTTAAAATTTAATCTAGGAATTTATATTATGACACAAATCGATAAAGATACATTAAAAGCTAACTTACAAAATGGAACCGGAACTATTGTCTTTACAAAAGCTGATGGTTCAGAAAGAACAATGAAATGCACTTTAAAATCAGATTTATTACCTGTGGTAGAGATTAAAGAAGGGGCGAAAGTTAAAGTAGAAAATCCCGAAGTATTATCTGTGTGGGACTTAGAAAATTCAGGATGGCGTTCATTTAGAATTGACTCAATTATTTCTGCTGATGTAACTTTATAAAGAATTGATGGGGGAGTTTTGCTCCCCCAAATTTTTAATTACTATCTTACTTAAAATAATTTAATGACAAAACACATTCAACAAACCTATCAAGTTCTTGATGAGATTGAACACATTAGAAAAAGAACTGGCATGTATGCTGGGTCTACTTCTATTCAAACTAGTCAAGAATGGGTGCTAAACAACACCACAAAAAAAATGGAAAAGCGAGATATTTCTTATATTCCAGCTTTTATTAAAATCTTCTCTGAAATTCTAGATAATTCAATTGATGAAGGAAAAAGAGCGCCAGATACATTAACTCAAATTAAAGTCGATATAACTTTTGACGAAATTTCTGTTCAAGATGACGGTAGAGGTATCCCAGTAGTTCTTCATGAACAGACTGGAACTTATATCGCCGAAACTGTATTTTCAAACCTAAGAGCTGGCTCAAATTTTAATGATGATGAAGACCAGTCTTTGATTGGAACTAATGGTGTCGGTAGTACATTGACTAATGTTTTATCAACAAATTTTAAAATTGAATCTTGTGATGGTAAGAAAAAACTAACGCAAGATTTCTGGAATGGTATGCGTGAGCGTTCCGAGCCTATAATTAAAGATTTTACTAAAAATGGAACTAAAATTACGTTTACTCCAGATTATGAATTTTTTAAACTAAGTGGGTTAGATGCAGACCATATTCTACGAATTCAGAAAAAAGTAATAGATGCAGCTGCGAATAACTTAAACATTAAATTTTATTTTAATGGGGAATTAATTAGATTTAGATCTTTTGACGATTATGTTGCATTATATTCAGATAATTACTTTACCGATAATAGTAAAGATTGGAATATTGGCATTACCGATTCTGATGGATTTGAGCAAATTTCTTTTATTAACTCAGTAGAAACCTATCAGGGTGGAACTCATGTTAATTATGTTGTTGATCAAGTAACAAATAAGTTACGCGAACATTTTAAAAAGAAACATAAAGTTGATGTAAAACCATCTGATATTAAAAATCATTTTAGAATTTTTATTGCAGGAACTGTTAACCGCCCTAGATTTTCCAGTCAAACTAAAGAAAATATGATTAGTCCTGCATCTGAATGGAAAACTTCATGGACTGTTAGCGATAAATTTATTAAAGGTTTATTAAAATCCGATATTATTCAGTCTATTTTAGATTGGGTTCAAGCTAAAGAAAAAGCATCTGAATTAGCTGAATTGCGTAAAGCTAATAAGAACTTAGATAAAGCCGATCCAAGAAGAGTTGATAAATTCCATGATGCTTCTACTAAACAACGTAGTGATGCTATGTTATTCTTAGCAGAAGGAGATTCAGCTTTATCTGGTTTATTATCAGGTAGAGATCCAAAGACAATGGCTGCATTTCCGCTACGTGGCAAACCCATAAATGTAATGCCAATGGAATTAAAAGATATTCTTGAAAATAGAGAGTTTAAAAATATTATGACAATTACTGGGCTTCAGTTTGGGGTTAAGGTAAATTCTATTGAAGATATTCGATTTGGTAAAATTGTATTATCAACAGACCAAGATTTAGATGGATTTGGTATTCGTGGACTATTGTTAAATGCTTTTTATAAATTTTGGCCAGAATTATTTTCCTTGGGTATTATCCATATTTTAAATACACCAATTGTCAAGGTTAAGTATAAAAAAGATACATTATCTTTTCATGATTTGACATTATTTGAGAAATGGAAAGAAAAACATGTTAACGAAAAATATGAGTCAAAATATTACAAAGGATTAGGAACTAGTTCTAGTAAAGAGTGGAAAGAGTATCTAACGGATTTATCTGGTAATTTGGAAAAAGTTGTTAGTGAAATTGGTGATGTAGATATTTTTACATTACAATTTTCTAAAGATACTGGTAGCGCTGATAAAAGAAAACAATGGTTGAATATTGAAGGATAATTATGAAAGAAATTACAATTGAAAGATTATTTCAGGAACAATACAAACCATATGCCAATTATGATAACGAACGGTCAATCGTTAATTTAATTGATGGATTAAAGATTACTCAAAGAAAAGTTCTTTATACATGTTTATTAAAGAATGTTAATTCTGAAATGAAAGTTGCGCAATTAGCATCTTCTGTTGCTTATGAAACACAATATCATCATGGAGAACAAGGAATAGCTGGGGTTATTTGTAATCTAGCTCAAGACTTTACTGGATCCAATAACTTAAACTGGTTAGATCCCATTGGTCAGTTTGGTTCAAGATTATCACCTGTTCCTGCAGCTGCTCGATATATTTTTACTAAATTATCGAAAAATTTTAGATTATATTTTCGTAAAGAAGATGATATTATCTTAGAACATTTATTCGAGGATGACTTTAAAATAGAGCCTAATTTTTTCGTTCCAATCCTCCCTGGAGTGCTTTTAAACAACTCGCTAGGAATAGGTACGGGTTTTGCTTCTACGATCCTCTCAAGAGATCCAAAGGAACTTGCAAAGTATATTAAAGCTAAACTCTCTGGAAGTTCAAAGAAATTTCAATTATTACCACATTTTCGCGGATTTAAAGGTAGCGTAACTCGACTTGATGATAATAAGTATCAAATCAAGGGTTCTATCTGTAGAATTAATGCTACACAGGTAAAGATTACTGAATTACCAGTAGGAATGTATCTTGATGATATTAAGAAACAGCTTAATAAATTAGTAGAGAATAATTCTATTAAAGATT